AGCTGTCCATTTTCTATATATTGAAAATCAGCTACATATTTAATACCTTTAAATTTTTTACCTTCATAAGTAAAAGGTTCTAATAACTCATATGGTACTTGCTCCTTTAAGTCTGAAATCAAACCAGACTTTTCTAAGATTTTTAATTCAGTTGCACGTCTTGATTCTTTTTTTGAATCGTAACCTAAAAACCGTTTAGCATTATATTTATTTTTAGAAAACATTAACTATTTATCTTGAATAGGAAACGCTAATAACTTACCAACTTCTATTTCCATTTTAATTTCAGAATCTACCAATTCAATTTTACCGCTAAAATAAGTTTTTCCCTGTTTACTAACATTTTCCCATAGTGCCACCTTTTTAGTGCCATTCCCATCATTAAAATATATATTCCATTTAGGTCTTTTATTTTCCATTTTTTTTATTCTCCTTTTTATCTCTTTTTATTTTTCTAGCTTTTTGCTTAACCGCTTCAAGCTTTACAGCCTCACTTGGATTGTCTATATACTGTATTGCACATCCATTTTGCTTAACCGCTTCAAGTTGCATTTGTTCACTTGGGTTATCTATATACTCTAATGCATAGCCACAGCTTTTAACCGCTTCCAGTTGCATTTGTTGGCTTGGGTTTTTTATATTCCCTATTGAAAGACCCTTTTGTTTAACTGCTTCAAGTTGCATTTGTTCACTTGGGTTTTTTATATACTTTAGTGAGTAACCATTTTGTTTAACCGCTTCAAGCTTTACAGCCTCACTACTTGGGTTATCTATATGCCTTATTGAGAGACCACAGCTTTTAACCGCTTCCAGTTGCACAGCTTCGCTTGGATTGTCTATATACTTTATTGAAGAACCATTTTGTTTAACCGCTTCCAGTTGCATTTGTTCACTTGGGTTTTTTATATACATTAGTGCAAATCCATGGCTTTTAACCGCTTCAAGCTTTAAAGCCTCGCTTGGATTTTTAATATAATGTATTGAGAGACCACAGCTTTTAACCGCTTCAAGCTGAAATTCCTCACTTGGGTTTTTTATATACTGTATTGAGAGACCATTTTCTTTAACTGCTTCAAGCTGAACTTCCTCGTTTGGATTGTCTATATAATCTATTGAGAGACCTTTTTCTTTAACCGCTTCAAGCTGTACTGTCTCGCTTGGGTTTTTTATATACTCTAATGAATACCCACAGCTTTTAACCGCTTCCAGTTGCATTTGTTGGCTTGGATTTTTTATGTGTTTTATTGAGAAACCACATTTTTTAACCGCTTCAAGCTTTACTGCTTCGGTTGGGTTATCTATATACTGTATTAAATCTCCATATCTTTTAACCGCTTCAAGCTGTACTTCCTCGCTTGGATTGTCTATATACTTTATTGCAAACATATATCTTTTAACTGCTTCAAGCTGTACTGTCTCGCTTGGATTTTTTATGTGTTTTATTAAGTCTTCACCTTGTTTAACCGCTTCAAGCTTTACTGCTTCGGTTGGGTTATCTATATACTGTATTAATTCTGGATGTTTTTTAACCGCTTGAATCTGTAATTCCTCGCTTAGGTTATCTATACGCTTTATTAATTCTGGATTAATATTAACTACGTCATTATTATTTTCCATTTTATTATTCTCCTTTTTATTTTTTAATAATTGGTTTAAAGCCGTAATTAATAACCATTTCAGCATCGTTATAATCACGTAATACAGACTTAATTTCCTCGTTAATAACAATATTAACGGTATTAAGTGTATTTATATCGCTTGTTATAAGTTCTTCTAATTCCATTTGTTTTAATAACAATCTATTGTTTTATGTTTAGTTTTATATTTGCCTATTTTAATACTGTCTGCCTTAATAGAAACCTCTGTATTCATGCTATATGTTTTAATCTTCTCTTTTACACTAATTGCATATGCAGATATATTACGTGCATCAAGATTACGTGCTTTAATACAGCCTATTAAATCAATATTATGTGCTTTAACATCCCCCCATGAATTAATCGTGCATGCATTAATATCATATGCATTAAGATTACACACACTAAGTTTTACAGCCTTAATATTTCCTTCAACATGCAAATCATATGGAAGCAGATCAGCATCATCTATATCAAATTGGATATCTGAATTTACCGTTATAACATAAGTCTTTTTTCTTTTCCGTAGATTGTCTAAATCTTCTAAATTCTTAATATATTTTGTTTCTTTCATTGTTCATCACCTTCTAAAAAATAAAAATAGGAAGCCGAGAGAGTCTTTTTATATTCATTTCCTATTTTTACATTATCAGCTCTGATACCACCACTAGCGTCTATACTAGTTGCTATAATATCTTCTGCTATCACTTCTGAGGCTATTAAATTATATGCACGAATACGTTTTGCTTGAATTGAACTATACAAATCTATAGTTTGTGCAGTTATCTCGTAACAATCAATTATTTTAAATGCTTCAATATTATGTGCTTCAATGTTCCACACTCTAATAGATTCTGCCTCTAAATTACCATTAACACGTAGATGAAATATCCAGTCTTTTGTTATAAAATCAACATAATCCATATCAAATTGAATGTCTGAATTAACATCTATAACGCCAGAGTGATTAGTCTTTTTAAGTTTATTTAAATCGTCTAAATTTTTAATATATATTTTTTCTTTCATTTTTATATCCTTTTCATATTTAATTCTTTTTTTTGTGCTAAATAAAATTTGACTTAATTGCTTCTATAGTTTTTTTTGTCAGTTTTATATATACATCTCTAATGTCAGCCTCGTTAAAATTAGCACCTTTAATATTAGCATTTATAAGATTAGCATGATAAAGATCAGCACCTCGAAGATCAGCACCTCTAAGATTAGCATCTAGAAGAATAGCCTGTTTAAGATCAGCATTTCGAAGATCAGCACCTCTAAGATTAGCATCTAGAAGATCAGCACCTCTAAGATCAGCATTATAAAAATTTATTTCTTGCTTAGGGTATTTTTCCCGATAAGCATTAAAAGCACTAACATCACTTCTAAGTAATTCTGTAAGTTCTACTTTGTCTAGATTTTTCATATTAATATCCTTTTCATATTCATATATATTATATATAACACGGTTATTTTAATAGAACAAATTTATTTTTTTCAGTTACTTTTTTAATATAATTTTTTTCAGCTTCCTTGGTAAAGGTTTCTTTTGCTTCTTTCATCAAAAACATGTGTGATTTTTGGGTACGTTTACGCAGTAAATTAATACCACCTTGAAACATAATAAATTTATCGACCACATCAATTTTAATAGGGTGTCCATCATCCTTAATGCATGGTTGACCATTTAATTTACGTAGTAGAATATCAGTGTAGTAATTAACCCAGTCATTAATATATGTTTCTTTTTTTTGATTGTTTTCTGCCTTTTCTTTTAAAATTAAGGGTGTTAATAATTGGTTAATTTTAGGGAAAAAATGGCCACGTTCAACATTAGTTCTATGATGTGCAATTAATTCTTTTAAGGTATCTTTATCAACTCTATATCGTATTAAATAGTCTAGGTAGTCCAAAAAAACTATCTTATTTTCTAACGAAGTTATTGTTTTTTCGTAAGCTAAGAAAAGTTTAAGTAGTTCAGCAAATAAATTATGTTTTTTTGATTCATTAAATTTAATATTAATATTGTCTAAGCTCATGATGTTAGCTCCTTTAGTTCATTTAATATATTGTATTCATTTTTTTTGTTTTTATTTTTGAAACTATACACCCCTTCAAGTACTTTCTTAAAGTTTTCCTCTTTAATAAACCAGATAAATTTTATCTGAAAATCCTTAGTAAGAAACTTTGATTCAGTAGCGTTATCTATTGCTTGCTTTATATCGTCTAGCGAGTATTTTCTTTTAAGTAAAAACAAATAGTTTTCGTAGCGGAATAGGTTGCTAAGTGAAATAAGTTGTAGTTTCTTGCTATTGTTCCAGTAATTGATTATGTCGCTGTATATGTCTGCTTTGCTTTGTATTGGTTCTAGTTGTTGGCTTAATTTCGAGAGATGTTTGTTTAAGAACGAAGATGTTACCGTATTAGAGTTCGATTTTATCACGTTTTCGTCATTCTGACAACTAGCAAGCCTAGTCAAATTATTTAACCAGGCCTGGTTAAAATTTTTAACTAGGTGGTCAAAATTTTTAACTAGGACGGCTCTTTCTCTGCGTGAATTAAGGTAAAACTGGATATAGTCTTTTTCTTGCAATTCTTCCAAAATTTGTTTTTGTTGGTACTTTGTTAGCATAAATTTTTTTTCTAATTCAGAAACAGGCAAGATAAACGTTTCTTTTTTTCTACTCACAATATATGAGAGTATCACCCCTCCTAGAACGCTTAGTCTAGGAAGGATAGAAAAATCAATTAATAATTGCATTATCTGAAATCCTGCTTAATATGATCGCTTAATACGTCAATTACTTTCTGGTACTCGTTATAGTAGCTAATTTCATCAAAGTTCTTCTTAAAATGTTCTTGTGTTATTTCACTTAGTAAGGGCATTGTATTATTATGTAACGTGTTAATGGCTTCTATTTTCTGTAGCTTCATGGCATTAATAAGCTCGCTTGCTTCTTGTTTAGTCAAGTTGAGCAGAGAGCCTTTATTGAACATCGTCTTTAAAATATCAAACTGCTGAACGTTATTCGTTCCTTTAAAAAAAGGGTTTAAATATTTCATTTGCTTGTCTGTTATGGGTTCAGACGTTACTTTTGTTGTACCAACAGGAATATTATTAGGTAGTGCATCATTGCCTGAGTTATCCATGCTATCAGGGTCTTGATTGTCATCAATAGCGAACAATCCACATAGTGCGTATTTTCGTGCGTAAGTCGAACTTGAACCAAAACACTGTGCAATGTCCATCCCCTTTTTATTAACGTCAACACCAGCATAAGCGGTATTAGTTATAGATACATCATCACAATATAATGTTGCGGTTGCTTTAATTACTGGTAAATCATTAATATTAGTTAAGTCATCACTCAAAACTAATGCAAGGTTGTTAGCTTTAAGGAGTGGTTTTAATTGTTGTAATATAGTTTCAACTGACCTGTAATTAAATTTAGCAAAGGCGTTATGTTTGTCTTTTGTAGCTTTTAATTCTGTTTGAACGTTAATTAATTTTTCATATATATTCATTTTAATATCTCCTTTTAACTTAAATAAACAAAGCTCTGAAACAAAGCAATGTTATAACAATGATGGTTAAGGCATAAATGTAATTACTTACAATGTTAATAGTTTTATTTCTCATTATTATCACCTCTAACAACGTCAATAAGCTCATCATAAGTATAACCTTCAATAATATACAAGTTAGTTAACTCTTGATTAGGTCTGTTTTTTCCTTTTACATATAAATCATAGTCTTCTTGTGTAACGCTTTCCATGTCTATCATAAATTCTAAAAAATTAATATCCATATTCATTTAATATCTCCTTTTATACGCCGTTAATCTCATCAATATTTGGAACATCTGTATCCTTTTCAGCTTTAATAAGATCAACAAGTTCATCAATCGATTTATCTTCAACATCAACAAAGTGCGTTAATACGCTATCAGCATCAGGGGAACCAAAAACAAGACGGCAAACATCGTCATAATGATCTGCATCCCACTGTGTTATATAATCGTTAGATACTAGAAAATCGATTAAGTTAAGATTACACCCTTTGGTTTTATTGTTCATATTCATATTATTTTGCTCCTTTCATATTAATATATATTTATAATAAAAGGGTTTTTTTAGATTGTCAAGCCTAGTTAAAAAATTTGACTAGAAAAAAAAGAGGTAAGTAGCACGGTAAAAAAAACATATTTTTATTTTGTAAAAATTTACTATTTATTTGCTTATTAAAAATAGTTAATTGATAGGTTATTATAGTTAAGCCTAGAATGCTCCTTTCTATTTCTAGGCACAAATTATATGAAAAAGGAAAATGTAAAATGGAAAAATATACAACGTCTGATTTGGGTTTAGCCTCTTTTTTGTGTGTCAAAGGTATAGGCATCGTTGAGATTAAAAAAGTAAAAGGCTCTGAAAAAGCTATGCTTAGTTTTGAAAATATGGATATGTGCAAGAAATATCATATTGAGTTTTATAATTCTGAATGCTACAAAGTTTTGCAAGAACAAAAACGTTTGAAAGGAATGATAATTTCAGCACCAAAGGGGTAATATGATGAAGATCAATGCACAATACTTAATCGGTAATTTACCGACTTTACGACTTATTGCTCATGCTAAAGTAAAGCCAGAGCTAAGAAGGAAAATACACCAGTTTTTAGAAGCTTGCGACAACGAGCTTGTTTTATTCGAGAAGGAAAAAATAAGAATCTATAACGAACTCAAGGAAAAGCATAAATTTGATAAAGAAATAACTCCTAAAGCTCAAACAGAGATGACGAAAGAGTTAATGGAGTACACTAATCAAGAGATTGAAATAGAAAAGCCTGACATTGATGTTAATCAAGTATTAGTAGGAATTGAGGAGGCGGATTTAAAAATGTCGTATCAAGACGTTAAGCTTCTTATTGATTTTTTAGAGAAATAGCTATGTCAAAAGTTAATATAGTAGTACCGTATTATAATAATCCATTAGATGATTTTAAGAAGTTGGTTTTTTCTTTAGAAGGTCAATGTTTTAAAGATTTTACTGTAACTGTCGTTTTTGATGGTGATTTAGAATCATTTAAAAAAGTTCAAAAAGAATATTATAATAATGAAGAATGTGTAACTGAGTTTCCTTTATTTCTGGAGTTGTTAAAAGAAAATAAGGGGGCATCTTATGCTAGAAATTATGGGGCTAAGATATCAGGGGAATCTATTTGTCCTAAAAATGGAAGTTCGTTAAGTGGGGAAATATTGTTTTTTATTGATGCAGATTGTCAGCTTAGACCAGGAATGTTAAGAGAATGTGTAGATCAATTAGATAGTAATACAAATGTTGATTTTGTTTATGGAAATTACTTATTTGGCGATACAGAACAAAGGCATGAAGCAAAAAAGTTTTGTGCTTATGAACTTGAGACAATGAACTATATTAGTACTATGAGCCCAGTTAGACGTAGGGCATTTAATAAAGTAAAGGGATTCAATACAAATTTACCTTATTTTCAGGATTGGGATTTGTTTTATAGAATTTCTAAAAATGGAAATGGTGGTAAATATATTAACGAAAACATTTTTATTACATCTATTCCAAAAGAAGGGGATATTTCATCAATTAAAGATACATTATCAAATAAAGCTAAAACGTTTAGAAAAGCTAACAAAATCGAAGATAAAGAATTAGTTGTTACAAGTTTTGGCGCCTCTTATCAAGCATTGCAACGAGCTAAAATGTTAGGAGCTGATTATATTCATGCCGAAGCTGTGCCTCGTCTTAATTATGATAATTGGAAAGGTACTTATATGGTAGGGTTATTCAATGAGACAGCCCAAGCGTTTAATAATCATTTAATGCATATGGTTGGTAAAAAAATATTCCATTTTATTGGAACTGATGCGTTTCAGTTATATAACAATCATAGTACGTTATTTTTAGATGCGTTTTATGAAGCGTTGCAAAAAGAAAATGCTACTATATTTGCTAACTCTCCAAGGTTATTAAAAGAGTTAAAGCGGTGTGGGTTTGAAAAAAGTAAGTTGTTGTACAGTCCGATCTACAACATAGATCAATATAAATCAACAAAGCCGTTACCAAAAGAATTTACTGTAGGTGTTTATTTTACTGATTCAAACCCAATGACAATGCTACATGACAAATCTGGATTATCTAATATTCCTATGATTGTTGATGTTGCCTCACAATTACCACACATTAAGTTTAAGTTCTTTGGGGGAAGGGAAAAATACAGCCATAAGACATTGGATAAGCCATTCCCTGATAATATAGAGTTTTGCGGACGAATAAAAGAATATGAAATGGTTGAGTTTATTAATAGCTGTAGTTGTATATTAAGATCAACTATACACGATGGATTCCCACAAAGCCCTATTCATTTTATGTTATGTGGAAGACAGGCTATTGTAAGTTGTCCTGATGAAGAACTTAAGTACAGTATAAAGCTGAAGTATGAAGATATTTTGGAAAACATAGACGATGCAAAGAAAGATATGGTTGATTGTATAAAGCAAGCTTATGATAATTCTGATGCTTTGTTGAACAAAACAGATGAAATAAAAAAATATTATGGAAATTTAATGTCAGTTAATGTTTTTAAAGAAAAAATATATGAAGCATTAAATGAAAATAAAATACAACGATGATGACTAATTATATTGATACAATAAGTTATGTATTACCCGTACACAATCAACAATTATATATTAAGAAATGTTTAGATTCTCTAATAAAACAAGAGGTTAAGGGGGAAATAATCGTTATTAATGACGGTAGTTATGATTTTACAAACGTAATACTCGATAAATATAAAAATAAGATAGATAAGCTTATAACAAATAAAACTAGGAGAGGTTCGGCTTATTCTAGGAATATTGGAAATGAAATTGCTAGTGGAAGTATCATAGCTGTTTGTGATTGTGATTATTATTTTCCAACTAGGTCAAAAAGTATTTTAGAGTTTTTTAATCAATTCCCTGAAAAAGATGTGTATTATTCAGCTTTATATCTACGTGAGTACAACGAGTTGCAAGCAAGTAAGAGAATGTCGGCCTTAGAGTGGGATTACAATAGTAAATGTCCAATCAGTCACCCCACTGTAGCGTATAGATCTAAGGTAACAAAAAAGCATAAATATGATGAAAGTTGTATTGATACGGATTTATACGAGTTTTTTTTGTTGGACTTAAAACGTGCAGGTCATGAATTTGGTGGTGATGATACTGTTAGAATGACTAAATTGGAAGGCGATAAAACAAGAGATAGAAGCAAAGCTAAAATTATTAAAGAGCAAAAATACAAAGAATATAAAATAAATTTAGGGGTAAGTGATGAAGAAATATAATATAGGTATAATAGGAAATGGGTTTGTTGGAAGTGCTGTAAGTTTTGGTTTTTCAGCTCAATGCGGATTTGATGCCAATATTAGAATTTACGATGTAGACCCCAAAAAAAGCACACATAAGTTATTAAATGTATGTAATGATTCAGATTTTATTTTCGTTAGTGTTCCTACCCCAAACAAAGACGGTGTTATTGATTTATCAGCTGTTAATCAAGTTTTTTATGAGATAAACCAAGTTAATAACAAAGATGATAATTATTTCTTTTTAAGATCAACGGTAACACCAAACACAACAAGAAAGTTAGCTGAAAATTACCCTTACCTTAATATTGTTTTTAATCCTGAGTTTCTGACTGAAAGAACAGCTAAGTTTGATTTTATTAATCCTAGTAGGATTATTATAGGAAACGAAAAAGGGGAAAAAAACGAAAAAATAAAAAAGTTATTTGATGATAGGTTTAGCGGTTCAGTTAAAATACAATTTATGAAATATGAAGAAGCGGAACTAATTAAATATATGTGTAACTGTTATTTTGCTACGAAGTTATCATTTTTAAATGAGATTTATCAAATAAGCGAAAAGCTAATGTGTGATTGGGAAACTGTTAGAACAGGATGGTTAAGTGATGGGCGAATTGGAAACAGTCATTCAGAAATAGCGTTAGATGGTAAGCTAGGTTATGGTGGTGCGTGTTTACCGAAGGATATACAAGCATTAACAACCTTTGCTAATTCATTGGGAATAGATGCACAAACAATGAAAGGAGCAATAAAAACTAATAATTATTTAAGAAAATAAGGATATATGAATATGAATATGAATGATGACGATTTTATAATTCCTGAATGACATTAAAAAATTTGAAGAAACAAGGGCGAATTAACATATGAAGATCGTGAGAAATATCATTGTAGGAATATTGATTTATGAAATATAAAAGCAAAGAGGAAGCAATAAAAGATCATGTTGATAATTACCGTTCAGATGGTGTTGCTAAAAAAAAGGGGCATATAAATGAGCGTGATTATCTTAGATTTAAGTTTGTTGTTGATCTAGTGCCTAGAAATAGCGTAGTTTTTGATATTGGTTGTAATACAGGGGCGTTAGCTTTGCTTTTAATGAATGAAAAGAAGTGTTTAGTTAGAGGAATCGATGTTGTTCCTGAATTGGTAGAAAAAGCTAAAAAGAATGGTGTTTTTGCTCAAATAGGGGAAGCCGAAAAACTGCCATTTAAAAACAATAATTTTGATGTTGTGATATGTTGCGAAGTTTTAGAACATTTATTTAATCCTGAAGATGCTGTAATTGAAGCTAAAAGAGTGTTAAAAAAAGATGGAATATACATAATTACTATTCCTCACTATGAAGCACATAAAGATAAGCCATTAGGGGATTATCACCAACAAAACATAAAGGAGCGATGTATCAATGAAATTTTTTACAAGCATTTTGGTGAAGATAACTATTCTGTGGGGGGGATACCGTTTACTGAGGAATATTGTAAATCGATTACAAAAACAGAAAAAGAGGCCAATTTATTACTAAAAAAGCCTTATTGGTTAGGGGCGGTAGCGATAAAAAAGTGAGGAAATATGGATAAAAAAGAACCAAAAATAAAAATATTGTATGTACCATCTTTGAATATTGGTGTTACTACTTGGAGAATTGAAAACTATGCAAATGAGTTAGTAGAAGCTAATAACGATATATTAGTGCATGTAGATTACTTATCTGACCAAAATGTAGCGTGGGATAAAGTATGCTTTAATTGCGGCGAAACGTCAGACATTATTATTAGAACGTTAGAAGGTCATTTTAAATATTTTGATATTATCGTTTTCCAAAAAATACAAAATGAGGAAGGGCTTGTTTTAATTGAAAAATTAAAAAAGAAATATCCTAAAACAGTTATTATTGCTGAAATAGATGATGCTATAGGAGAAGTCACCCCTAGTAATAGGCATAAATTTACCGATCATCACAGCAAAGCCGCTAAACATTTAGTTATAAGTGATGCAGTAATTTCTAGCACCCCATACTTAGCAAATAGTATAAAAAAAATAGTAGGTAATGATAAACCTATATATATAGCTCCTAATTGTTTAAAATTACATAAAGATTTATTTAATTTTGATGAAAAAATTGAATTAGAAAAAAAAGATACTATTAATCTTGTTTATGTTGCAGGTGGTGGACATGATGAAGATTTAAGACTATTCATTAAACCAATTTTAAATATATTAGAAAAACGTAACGATGTTAGGCTAATAATTAGATATGGCGATCAGAAACCCGATTGCGTACCAGATCATCCATATATTGATTTCAAAAGTAATGTTGTTGAAAAAAACACTGATAAATGGGCAGTAAAAAACTACCTAAACAGCATGTATAAATTAAATGCAGATATAGGGCTTGCTCCACTACGTGATACAGAATTTAACCGATGTAAAAGTGCAATTAAATATATTGAATGGGCATATTTACAAACGCCAGTTGTAGCTAGTTGGGTAGAACCGTATAAAAATGTTGAAGGGAGTTTGCATTTAACGGAGAATGACCCCTTACAGATACAAAAAACAATAGAAAACGTAATTAAATATGTAGGTAAACAAGATTATTCTTTCTTAAGAAATCAATGCTTACAATTATACAATATTAAAAATGAATCAAAAAAATTACTTGATTGGTTTTATAAATTAAAAGGTGATAAATAATGCATATCAGAAAACGTTTAGGATATAACCCTGTTCCCAATAAACCAAAACCAAAACCGAAGCCAAAACCGAAAATTGAAAAGCCTAAAGCTCCAATTTTAAAGCCAAAAAAACCACCAGAAAATAGTTGTTGTATGCCTATATTTTTTTTAGATGGTAATGGAAAATAAAACTAAACAATTAATCCAAGAAAGGGCTAAAGATTACGGCAATCCAAAAACAACCTTTAAAATTATTTCTGATCTATGGAATTCTTATTTAAGAAATGTTAAAAACATTGATACCGAGTTAAAACCTAGCGATGTGTCTAATCTAATGGCTTTATTAAAATTAGGTAGAAATTTAAAAAAAAATAAAGATGATAATATTGATGATATGATTGCTTACGTAGAAATCACAAAATATTTAAAAAAGTTAAAATTATAATGACAAAAAAAGTTAAGGGTGAATTAATACAGGGGTTTTGGTCACAAGATAGACTAGACACATTACGAACCTATGCATACTTACCACCGATACAGATTGCAAGTGTTTTTAGATTAACTTTTTCTGAATTTAAAAAAAAAATAAATGAATCAGAAGAAGCCTATTTTATTTTATATGAAGCACGAAATGACGTTATGCTTGAAAGTATTGCGTCTTTGAGAATGAACTCAAAAAGTGGGTGTTTTCAATCAGCCAAGTATTTACTTAATTTGTATGGTGGAGACAATAACGAGCCGTTAGACGAGCAATTAGGGAGTAACGCTTTATCGGCTAAAGAAATAAAAACGGCTATAAAAGCCTTATTACACAAACATCCTGAACTCAAACCTAAACAAGATGAATGATTTAGATTATTTACGTGAGTTGCAACAAAAATTGATAGACTATGACAAACAAAAGTCTATGCATGGTTTGCCTTTTATGGATTTTGATAGATATGTGAAGCAAAAAAAATTCAGAGATATTATATTAAACCGTGTAAAAACTGGTGTTGGAGCTAAAATATTTGTATGTTTTGGAGGGAATAGATCAGGTAAAACAGAGTTAGGAGCATCTATTATAGCGGAGTTGATGAATAGTGAAAAAAAATTAAAACTTCTATGTGGAACAATTAATTATTCTATGTCTGTATCAGTTCAACAGATGAAAATAAATAATCTGATAAATAAAAAAACACTTACAAAGCGTAGCGGTGTGTATGATTCTATTAGGGGATTTCCCCATGAAACAATAGAAAATGAGATTGGTAATATATGTTATTTTCGATCTTACGCACAGGGAAGAGAAACATTTCAGGGCTTAGACATTGACTTTGCTTGGTTAGATGAAGAATGTAGTTTTACGTTATTTACTGAGGTTTTATCAAGAACAGCAGACAGAAACGGCGTTGTATTACTTACGTTTACTTCATTGATGGGATATACCAAGCTAGTTAATTTTTTATATGATTCTGACAATCCATTAATACAAACTGAAACATTATCAATCTTAGATAACCCTTTTATCTCACAAAAAGCAAAAGAAGACATTATTTCTACATGGGATGAAGACGAGCTAACTATGAGGCGAGACGGAAAACCTCATATTAAAAGCGGTTTAGTGTATAAAGAATTTGATAACAATATACATTTAATTGAACCGTTTGATTATTTGAAGCATGTAAAAGGTAATCCTGATAGATACCAGATACATGAGGGCATAGACCCACATACTAGAACGCCACATCATTGGCTACGATTTCTTTATGACAGAAAAAACGACATTCTGTATGTTGTAGATGAATGCAAAGCCCCGTATGAAAGCATGTTAATTGAAGATTATGCACGATTAATAAAAGCTAAAAGGAATGGTAATTACCCGATATATTGCCAAATAGACACAAGCTCGCAAACACCCGATGTTATACATAAAGTTCATTCAGAAACAGGAGAATATCAGGAAGATTTACATACAATTAGGCGAGAATTTGATAAGTGCGGTATATCTACAATATTATGTAGTAAAGATAATAATCTAGGTATTAATGCGGTAAAAAACCGATTAAAAGTGGTTAAGACAAAAGACGGAGTGATAAAAAAAAATCCAAAATTATATGTATTTAATAATTTAAGTGGTATACGTTATGAATTTAAACGCTATTCATGGCAAGCATACGCAAGTGATGTGATTGCTGAGAAAAAAGAAACCCTTAACAAAGTAAATAAAAAAGATGATCATTTCTTAGATTGTCTTAAATACGAGTGTATAAAAATATTAAATGATTACGAAATAAACGATTCAGTTATACCAAAATTGCCTATGGTAATTGATGGAATGTACTAAAACAGTTGCAAAAGTATATAAATTAGCTATAATTTAAGTATATTAAGCTTTAAAATGTAAAATTTCTATTAAAATTCATATTAAATTCTAAATTCAAAAAAATAAGGCTTAAATGAGTAAACCAGAAAAATACCAGCTAGAAAGCGACGCTATGGAACATTTTTTAGGTTTGAAGAAAACGTATCAAATGCAACGACAACCTTATGAACATGCATGGAATCAAAGTTTAGATGCTGTATACATGCGTGATGATAATTTAGATACAGTGTATGAAGGTAGAGCTCAAGTTAATAGCCCAGTAATGAAATGGAAAGTACAGGGAATACTTAGCAGAGTAATGAAAATATTATTTAATTCTTTGCCTATTGCACGAATTGAGCCAACACAAGATAGCAAGATTCATAAAGATGTAATTGCGTTATGGAATAAATATATTTTTTCTTATCAGCTAGATAAAATTAATTTTATGGATGCTTATAGGTTGTTTTTCAAGAATTGTGTTATTCAGGGAACGTCAGTTGCTAAGATAGCTCAAGCTTATGAAGAAAGGAATGTTGTTTTCTTTCCTGATGATGAAGAGTCAGATAGTAATATGGTTGTAAAAGATAATACATACTTTGAGCCATTGTTATTAACTGAATTTTACAGTGATGTAAATAAATATTCACCACAAGATAGTTTAGCTTGTATTCAATCAACGGCTATTCGCTATGAAGATTTAAAAAAACAAGAAAAAAGAAAAGAAAAAGAAACGTTTGAAATAATTGACCAAGAAACAAACGAAGTTGTAAGAATTGAAGAAAAAGTTAAAGAAGTAGGAAAGTATCATAATTTAGATTTATTAATTTTTAATGAGGGGGGCAATACCCCACAACAGCAGGACTATATACAGTTACTAGGATTTAACAGAACACAACAAACGCAATTTCAGAAAGCATTAAAAGAACAAAATAAAACAGGGTTAGTACAGATAGATGAATGTTATGGTAAGTACTTTATTGATGGGGAAGAAAGAGAGGTAATTTGTACTATTGCGAATGGAAATGTTGTTATTCAATTAGAAGAAACACCGTTTAGACATAAAAAATATATTAGACCATTTATTGTTGGTAAATATGAACCGATACCTAACTGTTTATATGGCACAAGTAATGTAATTGCAGGATTATCACTACTAAAAGAATTAAATGCGGCGAGGGCACAATCACGAGACGCAAATACACATAGTATATTTCCTATGACCTATGTTGATAAGACACGTAACATAAATTGGGACTATATGTGGAGACCTAACGGGGTTATTGAAGGGCAAGGTAGTAATGGCATAACTAGTATTGTTAATCCTAGTTTAGCGAATGTAAATATTAATGATAGTGCTGTTATCCAAAGAGATATAGATCAACTTTTCAGTTTATCACCAGTTCAAGAAGGTACGAGCGACAGATCAAAAATCCCACAAACAAAAGGGGCTACACTTTCAATTATAGCCCAAAATGACATGCCACTTAACGAAATTATTAACGTTCAGACGAACGAAGTTTTAAAACCATTTATCGAAATGTTGTACGAAAGAGACATAACATTTAAGGATTCTGAAGACTTGCTAAGTGTTTATACACCCGAAGAGTTACAAAAATTATCTGTTAATGAAACTGTAAGGATGCAAGAATTGTATTTTAATTTTAATATTAAGGTATTAGGTAATTTAGAACTTTCTAACGAAATAGCACATCAAAACGGTTACATGAATTTCTTAAATTACGCTTCAGGAATTCCTACACTTGCTAAAAGGATTGATTGGCAAGTTGCAGGAGAGAAGCTGTTAGCTAGTTTTGGGATAAAAGACGATGCAGAAGGGTTATTTTTAGATGATGAACTAGTAGTGGAAACAGACAAGCAAATTGCACAAGAACAACAAATGGCAATGCAACAAGCGAGGCAGATGGAAAAGCAGGAAAGAATAGAAAAGAAAATAGAAGACATTGATAAATACAGAGCAGAAAAAGAAATTGATCTAGAAGCGCAACTTGTGGAAGATAATCATGAAGTTATGATTGAAGAGATGACAGGGCAGAAAATTGCATAACAGACATTTTTCTTTTGAAGAAATTGAAAATATTTTTAATGAAGAGATTGAAAATTTACACGTACATTTAGATCAGGCGTTAATAGATCAAAATCATATTGATATGATGCAATTTTCATATAAACGAATAGCAATGAATAACGTTTTACAAATATTTAAATTAAAAATGAATAAAGGAGATTAAATGGAAAATGAAATAAAAAATACTACTTTAGATTTGGAAAAAGTAGAAGAAAAAAAGAAGCCAATAAAAAGAAAAAAAGATATTCAAGACTATTTATATAAAGATGGGCAATATGATGGTGAGCAATTTAAAAAGACTCATTTATTTAAATGTAAAGTAAGAGCATCCAAAAACTTTGGGGTCACGATTGATCATTTAGAAAGTGCGTATGTTAATTTGAATGGAAAGAAAATTGACGGTTTTTATATTACGAAAATTATAGATAGGTTTGGATTCAGCAACGGGCAAATGTTAAGTAGGGCACAAATAGCTATCCAAAACGGACACAATAGCGTTAAATGCGTGGAAGTTGTTGAAGAAAAAATAGCAAATATATTAAAAAATAAAAACGTAGTGCAAGCGTATCAGAAACATATTAAAGATTTTGCGGATGGTTTTTTGTACGAGACAAAAACCAAAACTATTTTTGGAGAATAAATGAAATGGAAAATGAAAAAAACACAGACATACAAAGCATGTCTACAGATGAGTTACGTGATTTTATAAATAAAGAGAACGGAATCCCCGTAAACTCTGATGAAAACACAGAGCCGTCAACAGACAATGTGGAAAATGAAACTGTTCAAAATGAAAATGAAACAGTTGAAGAAACGGACACTGTAGAAGTGAAACCAGAAGAATCGACAAATAACGAGAAGCCGTTTTATAAAGGAAAATCTCGTGATCAGCTTATTGATATGCAAGAAAACGCAACTAAAAAGATTTCGCAACAAGAAAATTATTTAAAAAAATTGGAACAGGAAATTGAAGCAATAAAGAATAATCAAAATCAAGTAATGCAGAACAAAAAAGTAGCTGAAGAAGAAGATGATGATTTTCTTGAACGATACGATAAAGACGATGTTGAAGCGATACTAAAGTTAGTTGACCGTAAATTGCAATCAAGAGAAAAGCAACAAATTAAGCAAACTGAGGAACAAAAGAAAGCTAATTTTTCAGAAAATGATATTCAGTTTAGAGCAATGCAAGACGCATTAGCGTTATCTGACATGGATTTATTTAATGAATTTAACGTAAGAGTAAATAAGGAGCTTTTAGAGAAAGGAAGAGAAAAAACCGCCGATAAAAAAGGATGGTTTAATAACTTCGCGACTAAAACGTTAAATGAAATTAAAAAAAATAAAGCTAATTCTGAGACCTTAGTTGCGGAAAAAAAACAAAAACTAGTATCTAGAAAAATTAATGCAAGCTCAATTCCAACAACTACAACAGGAAGTCAGTCATCCTCATGGAAAGGGAAACCAGAACCAAAAGGGGCAGAAGACTATCGAAAATGGTTAGTGGAAAATGCAGGTATTAAGCTCTAGTTACTGTTAAGGAGTAACTGCAATGGCAGATCAAAAAACAACAGATGCAAGTATAGCCCCCGCGGTAAATACGTATTACGAAAAAAAGATTTTAGAGGATTTTGATGCAAAGGCTGTATGGTATACAAACAGTCCTGTAATGACACCAATTCCACAAGGTTCAGGTAACGTTGTACAGTTTACACGGTACAAAAAAATTAATGCATTATATCAAGATAATACTGATGAGTTTACAGCTCAACAATCGTATTTATCAGCGACAACTCTTAACGCTACACTACATGAAAGAGATTCTTATGTTCAACTTTCACGTGCTGTAGTATTAACTGCTATATCTAACGTACTAGATACGGCTGCTAGAAAAGTGCAAGAGCAAGCTGTTAAAACACTTGATAAGCTTATTCGTAACGATATTGGTATGGCGGTTGCTGATGTAGCTAGTGCGTCATCGGTTAATATGAATAACTTAGCGATTGATGGTGGAACGCAAAACTCTACTGGAATCACAGCACGTGTATGGTCTCATGATAAAGCAACTAGTGGCGACAGATTTCCGATGTACCACAACAAGCAACGTCTTGCACAATCAGCATTAGTTACAAGTTTTGCATCTTCAGCAATGACAATTAATACATTACAGCGTGGTGTTGAAGTTTTAGAAAGCAAAGATGTACCACCTTGCGACAACGGTTACTATAAATTAATTTGTAGACCAGAGGTTGCGGCTGAACTTACAACAAGTGCAGGATTTAAAGGTTGGATTTCTCCAACAAGTGCTGACCCAGCATTAAAGAGTCCATCAGAAGTTGGTATTGTAGCAGGGGTACAAGTACTTAAATCTACCTTAGCTTATAAGTATCCATTGTCAGGGGATACATTAAGCACTGCTTCTGGTAACTTGTATTGTTCATTACTATATGGTGATGAAGCTTATGGTGTTGCTATGATTAGTGGAGAACAAAGTGAGTCAGGATTTAATTTCTACTTAAAACAAAGTGGTCCTGAATCAACTAATGATCCAACTAACAAGAAAAAACAAGCGGCTTTCTCTATCTACGGTGTAGGTAAAGTTCTTAATAAGTCAGCTGGTCTTTGGCTATTAACAACTAAGGTTTAATAGTCTAAAATAAAAGGCGATAGCTAAAATTGCCTTTTCCCTACTGGATATTTTACCCATCTATCCAGTAGGGGGCGAAACATTAATATTAATATGAAAGTATATAAACATGAAAAAATTAACAAACAAATATTTAGCAGATCTTCTTAAAAACAATGTTAAGGCATTTAATGACTACAGAGAAAAATTCCCAAATCATAAAATAGATTTTACAGAATTAGATGAGGCTATTAACTTTAAGCATTCTAGTTTGAATCATGCTAACCTTAGCAACATGAATTTAGAAGGGTTGAATTTTGAAGACTCAGACATGGGTAAAGTTCAACTAAAAGAATCAAACATTAGTAATTGCAATTTTATTTGTATTTTATTTGTGGTTTTATTTATCTTTTTGTTTTTTGCTTTATCACATAGATAATTAAAGGAGTAAATAATTATGCAAAAATTAAAGGAAAGTATCACATATAACATTTTGGTTACTGGTGGGGCAGGATTTATAGGTTCACATATTATTGAAGAACTTTTGAAAAAAGAGGTTTTTTTTAAATTACCACTAAAAGAAATAAAAATTGAGTTTAAAATTTTTATTCTAGACAATTTTTCTACAGGCAAAATGGAGAATATAGAAGATTTTTTAAATCATGATAATGTACGTCTAATAAAAGGTGATTTAACGGACTACAAATTTTTACTTGAGGTAATGCTAGGCATTGACTATGTTATACATCAAGGGGCTTTAGGCTCTGTTCCTAGATCATTTGACGAGCCTAAACTATATGCCCAACACAATATTATAGCGACAATGAACATATTTAATATTTCTGAAATTTACAAAGATAAAATAAAAGGGATTGTTCAAGCGTCTAGCTCTAGTGTATATGGTGACACTGAAGAATTACCAAAACATGAAGAAATGAACGTAACTCCTAAGTCTCCTTATGCATTTAGCAAACTAGTATGTGAAGAAATGGCTCATAATTTTAATACAAGAACTAGAATACCAGTAACTAGTTTACGTTATTTTAATGTATTTGGTGCAAGACAAAACTTAAATGGTATATACTCGCCTGTAATTCCTAACTTTATTAATGCTATTAATAATAATGAACCTTGCATAATTCATGGAGATGGAAACCAAACTAGAGATTTTACATATGTTAAATATGTAGCTGAAATAAATATTTTGTTAATGCTCCGTGATTTATATAGATATTATAATAATTGCTCTGATAATGGATTTACGGGCATTGCTATAGATGATAAACCTATATCTGATATATATAACGTAGGTTTTGGTGAAAATCGTAGTATTAACGATATTTTCAAAGATTTAGGGGGAACAAAAAAAAGACATACAGAAAGCAGAAAAGGGGATGTTAAGGACACATTAGCATTTACCAGAAAAAAAGGGTTTTATAAGTTAAGTGGGCTAGATTATAATGTTGTACTTTATAATAAAGACAAATTTAAAGAATATCTAGAAGAAACAGTTAAGTTTTATAAAAAAAATAAATAATTCTTTAAACATAAATAAAAAAATTAAATTAGTTGAAGAATACACAAAAAACCTTATTTGACTTAAGAAATTAACGTGTTATTATAAGATTATTCACTTAAACCGAAACAGGAAAGATGAATGGCATTAAAGCTGTTCGTCTTTTTTTTTGTTTAAAAAATGGAGTAAGTTTTGCAACAAAACCAATATGACCAACCGAAAACTATATATTTTTCTTCTTATGATACCGATTTTGATACTGCTGATGGTACTGTTACGTTAGACGTTAAAGGAACATTGCTAAGAAATAGTGTGCAAGGGTATATTAACAATAGCACATCACATAATTTAATAATTAAATTTTCTGAAGATGGAACTAACTACGGGCAGAATATATTAGTGTTAGGAAATACACAATTTGATTGCAAAAGTATAAGTATTGCTAAAATACAATTAACAGCAACACAAAACAATTCGGCTTATGAAATTTTTTTAACATAGGAGTATTATATGCCATTAAAAAAAGGAAAAAAAAATATTGGATATAACATAAAAGAATTAAAATCTACAGGAAAGCCTAAAAAGCAATCTGTAGCTATCGCTTTAAAAAAAGCAAAGGTAAAAAAACGTTATGGGAAGTGATTTAAGTTCATTAAGGAGTTTGTTAGAAACGCAATTAAATATAGGTGCAACGTCAACTAGTACTGACCCCACAAGTACTGTTTTAAACTCATACATAAATAAATCGATACGAAAAATAGTTAGAGAATCAGAACCAGTTGAATTATTAAGTGCAACACCAACGAATATAAGCATAACAGCGAATCAAAATACTGTAAGTATACCAAGTACACTTTTAACAACTCATGAAGTATATTATAAAAGCTCTAGTGGTACGTTTAGACCTATGATAGCAAAAGATATTAAGGCTATGATTGCACAGGTAGGAAGTAATAATTTTTTTAACACTGATTATTTAGGAGATCCAAGTTTTTACTGCGTAAGAGGTACTAGCATATTATTTAATAAATATTTTGATAGAACAGAAGCGGATAGTGTTAAAGTATACGGTGTAACTTCTCCTACTACATTAGTTTCAGATTCAGATACAACAGAATTACCAGTCGATTATGACATGTTAATTACTTACTTTTCAGCATATTTTTATTATCAACGTGATGACGATTTAGTTAATCAACAAAAATTTCAACAACTTGCGACCCAAGAACAAAATCAGTTAAAAATAGATTTAAATAGAAATAATGAAAAAATTATAACAATGGATCCTTCTTATTTTGGTAGCTCAAGAAGAATAAGTGACCCTAGTGTATATTTTAGTGGATAAATAAATGGGCAATTATCCTTATACAGAGATTAAATATTTTAGGGGGCTAACTAAGTCAAGAGATGTTTTAACCTCTTTAGATGGTCAGCTACAAAAAAATCATAATTACCTATATATGCCTACAGGGGGATTAGAGGAGAGAGGGGGGGGAGCTAGACTTACACAGAACCCTAATGCAGGAAGCGATACAGAAGACCCTATATTTAGTTTAGCTAATTATATAGCTCCTAATAATTCAGAGTTTTTAATAACGAATCAGGACAATAAAGTATATTATTATAATAGTGGTTGGCAAGATGCTAACGCTAGTCTAGGTTTGACAGCTGATAAAAAAATAAGGTGGGAAATGGCAGGTTTTGGTGTTAATCGTGCTATATATGGGGCTAGTGGTGAAGATTATATAGTAAAAGTAATAGGAAACACGCCATCAGCAACAAAGGTAACATCAGGTATACCTAGCGGATTAATACAACTAAAACTACATAAAAACAGGCTTTTTGGAGTTGATAATGAGGATACATTATATTTTACAAACGTTTTAGATTTTGATGACTGGAATACAACTGCTAACTCTATTGAGATAGCTCCAGGTATTGATGGTGGTATTAGAGCCTTAGAAGTATGGGGTGATGCATTGTTTATTTTTAAGGAAAAAGGCGTATATGTATTACCTAATGCCGATTTACCCGTGCCTAAAACAAACTGGAATGTATTACGAGCTGATGCGATTATTGGAACACAAAGTACTGATAGCGTGAAACGTACACGAGTAGGAATAATGTATTTAAGTACCGATAACTATATTAGGTTAATTAGTCCTAATATTAGTTTTTCGAGTGGTGAGTATACTCTAGGCGGTTCAGGTAGTCCTATAATTTCTGAAGATATACAAAATGATATTGTTGAGCTAATGGATACGACAATCAAAACAAATGCTAGTGCTGTAGTCTTTAACGATTTATATATTATAAGTTTTCAGTCAGTAAATAATAGCTTAACCTATAATGATTTAACTTATTTTTGTGATACCACAAAATTTAATCAATTGCCTAGTATTCCACAACCACAGCCGTATTGGGGTGAATTTACTGGTTTTGATTATGATTTTTTTGCAACTCAAACATCAAGCAATAAACTAAAATTGTATGGTGCAAAAGGGCTAAATGGAGATGTGCAAGAAACCCTTAACAATGATATTCATAACGATAACGGAGAGGCTATAGTGAGTAAAGCTATATTAGCATGGTTACCAATTGGCGGTTCAGGCACTGTTAAAAGAATTAATACTATTTATTTTACGGGGGATACAGATAATTGGAACATCAACCTTAATTTTAATACGTATCGTTTGGGTAAAGAATTGCCATCAGAAGGGGAGGGAATTTCACGAGTATATACAACGTCTTTAACCTCTGCCGCTATAGTAGGATCTAGTATTGTAGGAACAGCTACAATAGGCGTAAGGGGTGTATCATCCAGTAAATATTCTTGTAATTTACGTGGTAATTATTTTGTTGCTGAGTTTGGAAACGAAAACGCAAACGAGTTTACAAGAATTTTAAAAGTTATTGTTTATTTTAGAAATTTATCACAATCATAAGGAGTAAAACATGCAAGGAATAAGCGAAAATTTAGGAGAAGCCCCAAACGCAAGCCCTATTGAGCAAGCTACATATTTAACACCAGAACAACAAAAATTGGCAACTCAAACGTTTGAAACACAAGTACAGCCTTTAAGAAAAGGTTTTGAAGAGCGTTTAGAAACAGGGGTAGAAGGTTTAGCAAGAAGAGGGGTAGCTTTTGGGGGGGTTGGTTCACAAGGTTTAGCTGATATATTTGAAGCACAAACACAAGCAGAGGCACAATTAGCAGGGCAAATAGCAACAGGATTAGGAGCAAGAAGTTTAGATCAAGCGTTTCAAGCATCGGAAACCGCAAAACAAAGAGAGTTTACACGAGGAGAAAGGTTAGGAACTCAAGAGTTTGCTAGAGGGGAAAGACTAGGAACTCAAGAGTTTGCAGGAGAAGAAGCTCTACAACAAAGAGAATTTATACAAAGTGAATCGGCATTAAATAGAGCATCGCAAATAGAGCAACTTAATATTAGTGCAGATCAAAAAGAAACCCTTATGCGATTAAATGCAGATTTAGATATGCAAGCTCAAGAAGAACAAAGAGATTTTACAACACAAGAAAGAGAGGCAATACAAGAATATAATACAGCTTCACAACAAGCAGGGTTTGATCAGCAATTTGATATACTTAAATATCAATCACAACAAAATAGATTGCAACAAAATGAAAATAGACTATTAAATATGCTTAATACTGGTCAAATTACAGCAGAAAATTCTACAGAAATTATACGTAATTTATTAGATGATGTGCTAACAAATCCTGAAACAGGAGAATTTGAAGGTTTTAATTTTACACCCCAAGATGAGCTTTTAATGCAACAGCAAGCAGAGCAAGCAGGACTTAGTGTTGATGAATATATAGATATTAGAAATAAATTAGGTTCAAAACAAAAAGACGTTATTTTAGAACAAATAGAAGATTTTGTTTATAATCCTGAAGTTATTAGACAGCGACAAGAAGAATTAGCAGAAATACAGACAGAAGCATTTAAAGAAGATGATGAAGGTGTAGGTGTTGGGAAAGTGGCTGATGTTGCAACAGATATATTATTCCCACCTAAGTTTATTTTTAAAACAATTTTTGGAGGTAAAAATGCAGACTAATTTAATTCAAACTTTAGGACTTCAGGGTATTTTAGATATGAGAGAAAGAGAAGCGATGGGAAAAGGGCAGGCTTTAGTACAGGCTGATTTGGTTAGAAAACAGCAAGAAGAGCAAAAAAAACAACGTAAAGCTTCAACTTTTACAACACTTATGACTTTAGCAGGAACTATCGGGGGAGCTGTTTTAGGTGGGGGAGCAGGAGCGGGGTTAGGAGCAACGGTAGGAAAAGGTTTAGGTGGTATGTTACAGCCTTCTAGCTCTACACAAAAGACTGCAATGCAAACCCCACAAATGCCAATGTATCAGTCATACCCATATAATCAACCACAATCACGAGGGGGTCTTTATGCCTAGTTTTGAAGAAATACAAGATAAGGGGTTGTTAGCCGCGAAAGGCTTACAGGCGTTACTTATGGAAGGCATAGGAGCGGTAGGTCAAGGAGTACAAGCAACTGGCAGAGGTTTAAGTTCGATGCTACAAAAACCAGTACAACAATTTAAAACGTTTGACCCATACACACGTGCAGAAATTGGGGGTTTAGCAGGGCAAGTCTTAGGGGAAGCTATAACAGGAAGAGAAGCACCAAGAACAGCCGAAGCTATTAGACAAGTTCCTAGTATTTTAAGGCAAAGAAAAGAGCAACAGCAACAACAACAATTAGAAAAATTAAGATTGTTAAGACAGCAACAAAAGGAATCAAGAGAGATAAAAATAAAAGAGGAAGAGCTAGAATTAAAAAAACAACAGCTAGAAAGAAAAGAAGATAAAAAGAAAGAATTAAGTGCAAAAGACATTGTGATAGCGAAACAAGGTAGAAGGGCTGTAGATGTTGCAAAAAATTTATTACAAGACATTTCAACAAGTGAATTATTTCAAGCTGAATTTGCGGGGCGTGTAGCGGGTCAAAGAGCAAAAAAGATAAGGTCATCATTAAGAAATGCTATTGATCCATTAATACGTTTTAGAACAGGAGCGGCGATAACGCCTAATGAATTAAAATTTTATGAAGAATCTTTTTTACCTATGACGGGAGATTCGGAAGATGTTGTGTTATTTAAAATACAGCAATTAGATGACATGATTAAATACATGGAAGGTGAAGATCCTAGCCCCCTTGTTAATGATGGATTAAAAAAGATAGATAATATATCAGAAGAAATTGAACAAGAAAAAGCAAGAAATATAAACCCATTATATTCAGGTAGCGTTAAATCATCTCAAGGAAATATTTCATATAAGAGAGTAGGGAGTAATTAATGGAATTAAATATAGAAGGATATGGAGTCTTTGATGTAGATGATACTTTTACAAGTTTACCAGAGAACGAGCAAAAAGATTTTATTAACAAAATAAAAGATGATTATAATGTGAATTTTGGCAAACCAGAACAAAAAGAACAAATAAATTTAGATAAAGATAAATTAAAAAAAGGAATTACAGCAGTACAAACTGGTTTAGGTTTTACGCCTATAAGCCCTATATCTGAATTTGTTTCAGAAACAGGAAAGGCTTTAATTGACGATAAGCCAATAAGAGAAGCTTTAAAAAAAGGTGCTACTGCATCAGCTATTGATATAGGGTTAAGATTGTCTTTAGGTGGCTTACCCGCAGGAGCAAGAAAAGTATTATCTAAAGATTTATTTGAAAAGTTAGATAAAGGATTTATAACTAGAGCTTTAGGTAAAAAAGTTTTTATGACAACAAAAGCAGGAAGTATAAGAAATGAAATAATTGATGAAGTTGTTGAAAATCCAAGTTTATTAGAGCAATCAAAAAAGACTATCGATCAACTAGGCGAAGATATGGCCACTTCAATAAAAAAAATTGAAAATGAAACGGGTAAATTTATTGGTCAATTAAAAAAAGAAGCAAAAGCTACAAATATTTTAGTTCCAATGGATAATGTTATTAAATTGTCAGATGAAAAAGTTGCAAAAAGTTTAGCAGAAGATATAGCAGGAAAAAAGGCATTAAATAAAGCTAATACATATATAAAAAAATCAGATAAGAAAGATATTGAAACTGTTTTAAGAAATTTAGATGAAATTGATAATTCTAGAGATTTTATAAAAATATATGATAAAAAAGTTAAAGGCGAAACATTGTCTTCAGGGCAAAGGGAAGCTCTTAATTTAAGAAGAGAATTTAATAATAAAGTTTTAAATGTAATTGATACAGTTATTGATAATAAAGATTTAAGAGATTTAAAAAATCAATATTCAAAAATAAAAGGTGTGCAAAAAAGCCCTATAACAAAAACTTTTTTTAAGGATGCTGATAGTGCTACCACAAAACTAAAACAAATTGCAAACACAGGAAAAAAAGGAGCTTATGACGAATTAAGAAGTTTTAGCAAAGAAGTGCCTGAAATTAATTCAATATTAGATGATGCAATAAGAATAAAATTAGAGCCTGAATTTTCAATAATTAATAGCTTGATTGGAAGTTATGGCAGAGAAGGGGGGCTTTTTAGAGCTGTTGGGACTGCTCCTAGTGTAATAGCAAAGCCATTATTGAGAAAAAGTCCTGTAGGGCAAGCTACTACAGGTTTAATAAGAAGAGGTGCTATAGAGGCACAAAAAATATTAACAGAGGAGTAAATAATGTCAGAAGATTATATATCACAGTTTTATACGTGGGCTACTGGTAACACCATAACAGCGTCTAGGCTTAATGGTAATGTGTCAAATGTAACAGATGGACTATCAGGTGGTTCTAAGGCTGTTAATGTTGGTAAGGTTTTAGTTGGTGGAACTGAAGTCATAACATCAGGTAGAGCAATAAGTGTTACTGGTTTAACCTTAACAGGTGATATAACATCAACAGGGACAGCTATTGATTGGGATTTACAGGATAATGTTGCTTCAGCTTTAAGTTTTGATAGTGTAGGAAAAACAGGATTATTAGAATTTGTTACAACTGATTCAGCGGAAGGTTTAAAAACGACTGGGTTTTTTAAAATTGTTTCTGATTCAGCATCATTAACAGCGGTAGGTGCTTTAGTTTTAGGGGCAGGGGGTGATGCAGGTTTATTTTTTAACGGAACGGATTTAACAATACAAACAGACGGT